CTGCCGTGCGGTTCACGGCCACGCGGGCGTAGCCGGTGTAGCTGATCTCGTTGGTGCTCTGGTTGCCCGCCTCTCCAGGGTCTGCGCTGTGCAGCGAGATGTAAAACGAACCCGCCGTGGCAGAGTTCTGCAGGCCAGCAGCGTCCCCAATGTTCGCCCAATCAACGTTGAGAAACAAGAGGTCGAGGAGTGCCGCTTCGGCGGCGTTGGTCATGGACATAATCTACTCCTACACATTACTCAGTTCTTGGAACGGCGAATATGTCAGCGTCAACCTGTTCGCCCATGCGGATGTATACGTTGTGTAACTAGGATTGTTGGACACATTAGCCCACCCCATCACACCTGTACTCGTGCTAAACCTCTGAACCAACCAGCGCCCACCGGAGTCAGTCACTTTTCCAACATACAGCGGATCGCCATCAACAAAATTGTTGAGGTAATAACTGTTTGCCGGGAATAGATGTGCTACTCCAGAAACCGACACGGTTTACCCCAGCTTTGCACGCAGCGTATCCAACGCCTTTTCCGCTGCAGCCTTGCGCTTCTCAAGGTCTTTGATCTCCGCTTCCATCTCGGCCTTCTGAGCCGCCGCATCGGCTTGTGCCTTCAGAACACTTGCCTCTGCCTCTTGGATGGCTTGCGTTGCTTTTTCTTGGGCGTCTGCAATAGCCGCCTGGATGCGACTCAGCGAAGCATCACGGTCAGCCTCAATCTGCCTTGCTTGCTCGGCAAATTTTGTGCGAGACGCTTCAATCTCTTCCCTCAAAGCCTGCTTCTCTTTGGAAACCGCTTCAAGTTCTTGATTGATTTTCTCAAGCCGCTTGTCCGCTTCTTCAAAAGCAGAGGCGATGCTTTTCTCAGCCGCCTCAAACTCTTGCCGCTTCGTCACCAAAGCACGGTTAAGGTCTGCTTCCTTCTCAACCATGTTGATGACCGCAGGGATAGTCGCAATGACCGGCCCCCACGTATCTTGGAACTTTCGCAGTTCACCAATGCTAATGGTCATAGTTTACCTTCCAGGCATACCTGCTTGAATCAGCGTCATGGTTGCAGTACCCGACGTATACGCGGTGATCGTCAGGCGCACCGCCCTGACAGGATACGCATAGTTTCCGTCCGATGATGCCGTCTTGGCGCTCAAGCCCGTATTGGGGAACCACGTTGCCGTCGCTGCAGAAAAGCCACTGTCAAACGGATCACTGAAAGTGTGCTCTACCGTGTAGGTCATCGTAGCGCCCGCAGACAAAACTACGCCCACACCCACATTGAACGGCTGCTTGTAGTGATCCAGTGGGACCACCGTAGATGATCCCGCTGCACCTACGCTTACAACTACTGGACGCATGCCGACTCCTTACTGGGGGCCGAAGCCCCCGTCATCAGTTCTGGAACACGGTCGGAGCCTGAGCGCCGTTGTCAGCACGCTGGATGTACTCAATCGTCACCACAGCAGCACCAGCGGTAGGGTCACCACCCGTAGCGGTAAACGTACCCGTCACAACCACATCAGAAGTGCCAATGTTGTTGGTAGCCGAGGAAACCAGCGCAGCGTCCAGCGTAGCGCGAACCGCTTGAGCAGTCGTCAGGCCAATCGCAGCAGAAGTCTGGTATGCGGTGGCAGACGATGAATTGCCGAACGTCACGGCCACAGCAGAGACCGAACCGCCAGAGATGGCAGTGGTCTTCTCAACCGTGAAACGCAGGATCTTGGACCCAGCAGGCAGCGTAAACAGATTCTGCGCCGCAGGCGTCTGGAGCATCACCGAGGAGGCGACGTTGGCTGATTGCGTCAGAACCGGCAGGCCGGTATTGGTCGCGGAGCCGAAACGCTGGGTGCCCATGCGAACCGGGCCGGAGAAGGTCGAGAAGCTCATGGCTTATTCCTCAAATCTGCGCCCGTCGTCTCTGAGGAGAAGTCTGCCGAGTCAGTCGGCGGGCTGTGGTGAAGCTCGGTTTGCAAGAGGGTAGCACAGGGGCTTGGGCGCGTCAAGCGTAAACGAAAACGCAGCCAACAAATTTACCCTTGCTGATTGGTTTGCCCGAAAGCAGCGCCCGTCGCAGCGTGGGCATGGTCATCTGGTAGTGCGTAAGCACAGCGGTCAGACTGTCAAACATTTGGCCCGAGGTCTGCTCCAAGACCTTCTTGCGCATCTTCTCCTTGGCCTCTTCGGTGTGGGTTTTGCCTAGCCAGTGCATGTGGCTGCGCCCCGCTTCAATGTTTGCACGAATCTTTGCTTTGCCGGCTTCTGAGACTTTTCGTCCTGGGCCTTTGGGCTTGCCCCGCTGTGTGTCACCAATTTTTTGGCGCACCTCTTCACTGACAATTTTGCCGTAGCGATAGTGCTCTTCGCCTGCGGCTTTGCCTTTACGGCTGGCACTAACTTTAGCCTTGGAGGCTTCTGTATGTGTAATCCCAGTACGCATGCCAATAGCGTCGGTGTTGATGTTGTAACAGTCTTCCTGCCCTACCACCTTGTGCAAGTATGTGTTTTCAATATCAAAAGCGTTCCTGTCTGGCGCAATCTCCTCAATAACCTCAAACACAAACATTTCCTCGCCGTACTTGTTCCATGCGGCTTGTAAGCGCGGGTTCTTATGCTCGTTGCGGCGCAGCGCGTACTTGTGTTGCCACTCTCTGCGGGCAAAGCTCTCGGCGCTGCCGATGTAAAACTTGCCGTTTGCCATGTTGGTGATGCGGTAGATGACAGCCATGCTATAAAGCTCGGGAAGTTGTGATGGGGATCAGTATAGCTTCCTTTGCTTTGTAACGCAAGAGGCAAAGAAAAAGGCCCCCGAAGGGGCCTAAGTGCTTGATTTACAAGGACTTTTTGGTCATGCGCCAGGGCTGCCGAAACATCCGAGCGGGTCTGAAACGCCAAAGCTGTATCGCTCTCGCGCCTTGTACCGGTTGTTCCCGGTGTCAAAATCCGCATCCATTGACGTTGCCATCGGCACGCGCACGAAGTGCTTCAGACCGTTGGGCACATCCGTCTTCAAGAACCAAGCGTTGGTGTCGGTCAAGAAGTGATTGACGGTGTAGCCTTCCGGGATGGAGCCGTTGTTCTTCAGCGCGTTGATGTCGTTGTCGGTGGTGCCGACACGCAGCGACGTTTCCAGCAGTCGGGTTGCGACGAACTGAAGTTGCGGAGGAACGACCAGCTTGCGGGGCTTGGCAGCAATCAGCAGACCACGTTCGTCGGTCCAACCAGCGATCTGGATCACAGCCGCTTCGAGGGACGTTTCGTTCAGGTCAGCCGCCGTCGCAGGACGGTTGCTGTTGGTGCCGCCAGAGATCAGCGGGTGAGCCGTCGAGAACAGGGCTTGGCCGTCACCGTAGGTGAAGGACGCATTGAAGCCGTTGTTCAGGATGGACGCCGCCTTGACTTGCTTGGTGAAAGCCATAGCCCGTGCGAGGGACTTGGTGTACCGAGCAGCCAGACTGTCGTACAGGTTGTCTTCCATCGCCTCTTCGGTGATGGAGAAGCCCATAGCGATGGTCTCGTGGTTGTAACGAGCGGTCCAGGCTTCCTGCGCATTGTCATACGCGATGGCTGCACCTTCGTTCTTCACCGGGGCGGCAGAGAAACCAGCGAGCTTGGTCTCTTCTTCAAACGAGCGCTCGGAGGTCTCCGTTTCGTAGATCTCCTTATGCTCTTCACCGTAGGTCTTGTACTCCATGCCAAACAGAGCGTTCAGCCCGGGCAGGAGTTCCTTCAGTAGTTGGGCACGTGAAATTGCCATGATTCACTCCTTAGGCGGTTGTGCTGCTGTAATAGCCATGCACCAGCAGGTTCATCTTCACCAGAATTTCTGGGTACTGAGTGAACACGATGGTAGAGGCCGAGGGAATGGCAACGACGCTGCCAGGAACTGCGATGGCTGAGTTCAGCGTGACCGAGGTCGCGCCAGCCGAAGCCGCTGCCGTCACGAAAGACGACGTTTGGATCAGTTGCCCGTTAGAAGCAACATACGCCACGCTGGTGCCAACCGGGATCGCCGCAGGCAAACCAGAACCCGTGAGGGTGATGGTTGTACCAGACGAAGAACCCGAGGCCGTCACGCTGAAGGCCGTATCTTCAACCACGCCAACACAGCGAACCGGCAGGATCGAAGACACAGGCGTAGCGGTCGGGGCCAGCACGGCGTTTGCCGAGTTGCCCGTGTTCACGCTGCCAGTGTTGTTGATCATGCTCAGGTTCGTGCCTACCATCGCCAGAGCGCCAGAGGCAATCGCCGTGGTAGCAGAGCAAACCACAGCCTTGAACACCGTGTCAGGATCGTCAGCAACAACCGCTGC